CTTATACCGGGAAGGCACTTAAGCCCGTTGAATTAGTGTAATTCTGCGCTTCTGTCCTTACGACTCTGAACAGCTTTCTTGCATCTCCTTCAAGCACTACTGTTGTCTGTCCATTTCCGGATCCGATCACTGAAGCCACTGCACGAGCTACACCGGCAGCAACTGAAGACACGATCTGGTCGTTATTCATTACGGCTGTGTGTCCGCCGATAGTACCAACAAGTTCAGGGCCCGCTTCACGTGCGATGAACATCTGTCCCATGGAGAAGGCACCGCCGCCTGCGGCTGCAGTTATAGGTTTCCATCTCCCATGTGAATATAGACCTCCATCAGCCTCATACATTGGTGTCATCTGGAAAGATACCGATTTCCCACTCATGACGCTATATATTTTCTGTGCGTCTGTGTCCATATGACCAACCAAGTTGACCTTCACATCCTTGTTATAGAAAGAGTCAAACCAATCCCAAGCAGTTTTAATACCATCACCCAGTTTGCCTTTAAGCGTAGTAAGTGGAGACTGAGCTTTAAAACTGCTATGCCAGCTCCAGGCATTTCTAATGGAGCCTGTGATCTTGCCCTTTAAGCTTGTAAGCACGCTTTTAGCTTTAAACTTATCAAGGTATGTTTTTGCATTGGTAAGTGTCTTGTCTACTTTGCCTTTTACTGTGGCCATAGGATTTCTGAAGAAGGCTACTATCTTACTCTTGAATGCGGTGAACTTATCTTTTACATTACCCCAGATGTTAGCAAGACCTTTCTTAAGCCCATCTATGAGATATACTCCCATCTTTTCCATCTCTTTGGATGGCGAGCTGATACCAAAGGCTTTTTTGAATCCGTCTATAAACGGCTGGAAGATGTTTTCCTTTATCCAGGTAGCAATAGTCTTAAGGCCGTCGATTATACCCTTAAAGACGCCAAGAACTATATTCCCGCCAGCTTCTTCTATCTTTGTGCCGAAGTAATCTTTGACAGATGCCCATGCTTCTGATACGGCTCCGTATATGGTAGCGCCTATCGCTCCGGCAATAGATCCCAAAAGATTAGCGCCTGATGAGAATAAGCCTGCCCAGTCTATGCCTGCAAAGAACTTAACGACTGCACGTCCTATATTCTGCCAGTCCACCGTCTTCAGGAAAGTGCTTAACGTGTCAAGAGCAGTTATAAAGCCCTGGCTCAAGGTATTTCCGACCTTGCCCCAGTCCAATTCTGCAACAAATCCGTTAATGAATGTTCCGACACTCTTTGCGACCTTATTGCACTTTTCTTTAATGGAATCCCAGTTGATCTTATCCATAGCGGAATTGATCTTGCTGGCGATGGTGGAGCCTATTTCAGTAAAGTCCGCATTCTTCCATGCTTCCTTTACTTTTTCTGCCCATCCTGATGCGGCGTTGGATACTGTTTCTGTTGTGAAACCTGCTCCGCCACCTACACCGCCTCCGCCACCGGATCCACCTCCGGAGCCGGACTTATCGTCCAGCTTATTGATCTGGTCGAAGCCCATAAGGGTGCGCTGGTATTCTTCTGCTGCACCATTTGCCGCACCTGTTGCGTCGGCTGCACCTGAAGCTTCTGCTGCTATGTCGCCAAAGTTTGTCTTTGCTAATGATACAGTTTTCTGCCCGGTTAAGGCACCAAAGAACATGGCCAGAGCATTGCAAGCCGTAGTGATATAGTTTACAAGCGTCTGTATAAGTGGCGCTATGACTGTCACTATAGGTGCGAAAGCTGTTGCAAGGCTGTTCTTCACCTGAGTAAGTGAACCTCTCAGCATCGCAAGGTCAGAAGACGTCCGTCCGCTAAACTGTGAAAGGTTACCGAAACCTTCTTTTATTGCAGATTTGAGACGGCTGAACACCATGAACAGGCCCCTGAGCCCTAAGGAATACTTCAGGAGCGTCATAATGCCCCGTTTCATAGAGTTCCTCGCTTGACCGAAGGATCTTATTGACTCACTCCCAAAACGCTTTACACCGCTTGTCAGCGCCGATTTAAGCGCCTCCGCTTTCAGCCTCCTAAGCTCCCTTAGCTTCTCGTTTGCAGAACTTATTTGCTTACTAAGACTTATAAACTCCTTAGAATCCTGGAAAGCACCACCGCTGGCTTTAAGTGCTTTCATCCTTTTTTGAAGGTCCGCCACTCGTGCATATGCCTTTTCCGATACACCCCAGGATTTGTCCTGCATAGCTGCAGTCGTTGCTTCTCTGTCGCTAAGGCCTAACTCTTTTCCTGCAGTAATCATTCTTTCTACTGCATCATTGGCCTCGTCCGCCTTTTTCTTGGCCTGATCTAAATCTTTAGCAAGGCTTTTGAATGCAGGTGTCGGAGCCTTCGCTCCATTCCCAAGCGAATTAAGCTCTTTTTTAAGGCTGTCTATTTTTTTTATTGTTTTGTCTATCTCACGCTGGTATTTGTTGACGGTTTTATTGTTCCCGCCCCAATTTAACCTACCTAAAAGATTTAGCTTTTTATGTACCTTTTCGGTCTCGTCAGATATCCCTTTGAGAGACTTTTTGGCGCCTTCTGCCTTATTACTCAAGCCAGTAGTATCTGCCTTGATTTTTACAAGTAATTCCTCAACTGTCATTCAGGCACCTCCTCTCTTTTATGTCTGCGGGCATTCGTGTAATTTACCCAGTCGATTACTTTCTGTCTTTGTATGTCCATTTCCTGCTTCTCTCTGCGTTCTTCAGCAAGCTTCTCCTCACTTTTGAAATACTCAGGATATGCCTGCCACGGCTGGAGGATCATTTCCTCTGTCCTATTCTTTTCGTCTGAGAAGAAATAAGCTATCCTTGAAGATATCGCATTAGCCAAAACGAAGACATGACCGGCTTTGACCTTATCCTCTGCCTTTCTTGACCTCACCCAGCTCTCTTTTATATCGCTGAGCTCAAGAAGAGTGGAGTCCCAAAACTGATCCATTGAGACTCCACTGTCAAGTGCGTCTGGTATAAGGCTATTAATGAGCTCTGTTATAGTGTTGTATCCTGGGTCATCAGTTCCTGATCCATCTCCTGAGTAAAAAAACCGCCGTTTGAAAGAAGCGGCATGATCACGTCGTTCATCAGTGTAGTCATGTCGCCACCTGCTTCGACGTACTTGTCGTAGATGTCAGTAACGATAGAGAAGCTTAAGCCATGCTCAAACTTCTCCATAGATGCCTGGATCACAGTCAAAAGAGCTCCGACAGGAGGCAACCCCTCCTCCGGTGAAACGATAGACAGAACATTCTGACCATACTTGTTTTCGAGTTTTACGATAGCACTTGTGGTGAGCTTTAAACGGTACTCAGTTCCGTCTACTACCCAAGGCACATACGGCTTACGTACGTTCTTTTTTGTTTCTGCCTTCTCGTCTCTCATCTCTTCGTTTAATCCGAAAATTTCATTACCCATTATTTGCCTCCTTTAATTTCAGCCTTATGCCGGAAGAGTGATTTCAAGATCGCTCTGAAGTGCGATGGAAAGTGTCCAGTCGATGACACCGTTTACACCGCCGCCGCTGATCTTAACAGCAGGCTGTCCAGTGAATACTACTGTAGTACCATCTTTCAGCTCTTCCTTGAAATAAACTGTGGTTCCCGCGGCCTGTGCAGTCTTCATAGCTGTGTAAGCTGCCTTATTTGCTGCTGTAGCTGTATCCCACTTGAATACGAACTCCATGTCGCCGGGATCTCCGATTCCCTGCTCATATTTCTTTACGCCATCAGTAAGAACAGTATTTTCTACCTTTTCAGGATCCACACCGATTTCAGGGATCTCTTTCAGCCCGGGTATATCGGTATAAGAGATTGTACCTGTCCCTGTGGTGCTGTATCCTAACTTTGCTCCATTTGCAAGCATTGAATTGCTCCTTTCTTATCTTGATCCTTCCCAATAAACCATCTCAGACTCAACATCTATTATTCCTTCATAGCGCATCTGCTTCTGGCGCAGTCCTCTCGGGTCTGCCACGTCCATGCACTGGGTCCTTACAAGTCCCAGCTCGGATATGGCTTCATCTACTGCAAGTGCCAGCTGTGAAGTGGAACCCGTATTCCAGATATCTATGCGGTACCTGAGCATACTCAGTTCTTCTTTGTCCGTCTTCGTGTATACGTTATTGGCTTCTTCTGTGTACTGAATAGCAGGAAATGTGCTCGTTGCCTGCGGATAAATATCCGAGACGTTTGCACATATGCCCTGCAGTTTTGCATAGATCTGATCCTTGACGTTTATCATTTTAGTGCCTCCTTTAAGCCTCTTCTTAAGATGTCCACGACAGTTTTTGTATTGTCGTGTAATGCCGGATACATGAACGGCTGTGCCGCTTGGCCTTCGATCTTATAAAATCTGCCTTGGTCTGTATCGATGTGATACCAGTGATACTTTTCTGCCACGCCCGGTTCCACCATGCTCTCGTGGATCCACCACGGCTCAAGCGTGTAGGTCACCATCACCTCCGGTGAGATCCCTTCGTGATTTGCAGCTCCTTTTGGTCCTGTGCCGAACTCGACATATGGCGCATACTGAAGGTTTGTGTATACCTTCGCCTCTGCACCGCCATCAGCTCTGCCAACGTCCAAAAATATGCTGTTACGCAGATATCCCGTGTCAGCTGGCGCTAATAACTTAGCCTGAGCTTGTACGAACTCGCCCGCTTCGTTAAGGAATTTCGGGTCATTCGCCGTGGCTATCAGTTTATCAAGCATGGCAGACACTTTATCGCTCATATCAGCCTCTCAATCTCCAGTCTTATAGGTCTGTACGGCTTAATCGATACAACTCTGTAATCGGCATTATCGGAATAGACACATACTCCGTCGCCTTCTTTAAGGTTGAAGTCCTCAAACACGTAAACGGTCTCATTATCCTGACGCTCTATCTCATACTTGCCATAGAACCTCATATTCATGATATTGCTGAGCCTGTCTCCGTATGTCTGTGCCTGTAACCGGTCCGTTGCAGGCCATACTTCGCCCCGTACTTCGTTTTCGGATCCGTAAGTAATTTCCGGCACGCCTTCGTTATCGTATGTGACTATCTTGTTTCTGATCTTATAGATCTGTGTTCTCTGTTGCTTCATGCGCATGGCCGCCTGCCCTCACTAATCTGTATTTATCAAGGATCTTGAAGATGTACCGAGGAGCCGCATCGAATGAATACGACTCCCCGCCTTCTGATCTTCCGGACTCGCCCTCTGTGCCTAAACGGTTAAAGGCGATTATTGTAAGGTCTCCTATGGTCCTTAATAAGATGTCAGGGGTAACGGTGCGGTTAGTATATGCCAGTACCCATGTTTCAGCATCTTCTGAAAGCTGGTCCATAAGATCCTCATTGTAGATATCACTTGGAATCAGCTTTTCGAGCCTTTCCAGTACTTTTGCCTTTTGTTCGTTTGTCATCTTTCACCTCAACGTAACCCTGTTCTTTGAGCTCCTTTATAAACCGCTTATCATCGGTTATGCGCTCAACGTTATCCTTAATAAGTCTCATAGTGCCTCCTTAATCAATTAAGCCTTTGCGCTCTTGATGTTAGCAAAGATGCCGGCCTTCTTGTTGTCCATAACCCAAAGGTCATGATATCTTCTGTACTCGCAAAGCCATGCGTCTGCTGCCTGGTTTTCCTGAGGAGTAAAGATCTTCATGTTGTCCTGCTTGGATACTGCGATAGGTGCGATACGAGGCATAACGATGAAGTTTACGTCCTTAGCTCCGGAAGCCTTGCTCCAGCCGTTGGAAGAAGATACGGTGATAGCGGATACCATTCTTGCAGAATCTGTCTCGATGATAGGAATGCCATCGATAGCAGGAACTACTGTGGTAAGTCCGTTAGCGGTGAAGGAGACTTCGCCTGCGTTAGCTACTCTTGCCTGTGCAAGTGCAGTCACTACTGCTGTGGTAGCGTGGATAACGAGAGGCATATTTCTGAAGCCTGCTTCCTTAACTGCGCCGATAGCGTCAAGCAGCTTGTCAGCGATGGTAGCCTTAGCCGGTGTGTAGCCATACTCAACCTGAGCGTCATTGGCTCCGGCGATAGCGATGGTAGCCAGTGCGGAAAGTCTGTAAGCATCGATTTCAGGAACTACCTGGGTTCTCTGGAACTCGCTCATTACAGCGCCAGCGGAAGCAACAAAGTTAGTCTCATCTACGTCCATAGCATCAAGAAGGATCTTGGTACCTCTGTCCTGAGTGAGTGTTCTGCTCTCATATACGAGGGTTACGCCGCCATCAGGATATCCGGATGCTCTGGAATAGTCTCCCATGCCGTTAAGTGTCATCTTAGGGATCTTAACGGTCTTGCCGCC